TTCTCCAATTGATGAAAATATATTTGAAAATGTTTCTTTAATAGAACCAAAAGATTTTTTTATAGATTCAATAGGTCCTTTAATAGTTTCACCCAATCCTTTAAATGGATTGATTCCTGAGAATACTTCAGTTAGTATATCTTTTGTTTTTGTCCAAAGATTTGTAAAGAAGGCTGCAACTGATGGAAACATTTGAAAGAGTGATTCAATAAGAACTATCGGAACTGCTTTTATAGTTCGTATAATACCTATTCCAACATCTTTTAGTCCATCGAATATCATACCCATATCGAAACTTGCTATACCTTTAAAGATATTCATCAAACCACCCGCAATACCCGCTACCGCTTTTATTCCATTGGCCATCATATTAATAGGAGCAACAATAAAGATAGAAAGTATTCTTCCTATGGTTTCGAGAATTTTAGAAAAACCAAATGCAGCTGAACCCTTACCAAATGCCGAACTTATAGCATCTTGTATTGTTTTGAAAGCACTACCTATACCTTTAAAGGCTGCCATTATAGGTGAGATAAATCCTTTAAATAAAGGTTTAAGACCTGAAATTAATTTCATAAAACCAGTTGCTAATGGTAATAGTTGAGATGCTAAAGCCAATCCTTGTTGTTTTAATTGATTGGTCATTACTTCAGTAGCTTCAACATTTTTGTTTTCTATCTGTTGTTTTTTCAGAGCTGCTTTTGCTTCTTCCTTGGTCATTTTTGAAATATCAGTACCCTTTTTCATAAGAGCATCCATAGCTTTTTGCTCTTCAGCATTTAATTTACCAAGTTTTTGTTTTATCCTTTGTTGATTAATTAAATCACCAATAGGCATTCCTGCTGCTTTGGCCAATGCCTCTTGTTCATAAACATTTAACTTACTTAAATCACCTAATTTACTTGCTTGTTTAAGAACTTCTTGTTGAGCCCCAACCATATCTCCTTGAGCGGCTAAACCTCTAGCTCTACTTAGATTTAAGTTGGTACCTAAAATAGCACTTGCTTCTAGTTCTGCATTTATACTACTTTCAAAATCTAATAAACTACCAGCAACTTGACCTGCTTGTTTTAATGAAGTACCAAATTTAGCGGCTTGTATTGCTGCTTTCTGTAATTGAGCTGGTGTTCCTTTGAAGTACTTTGTTATTTCTTCAGAACTATCAGCCATATCCTTCAGAACTGCGTTAGGTGATACATCTGCTAACTCTGCCATTTTGGCAACATTAGTAGTCATCATCTGAGCTTGTTCTTCAGTTAATCCATTTAAGTTTTGAAATAGTTTATTAGTACCTGCAATATTTTCCATACCAATACCCATTGATAAGGATAACTTAACTGCATTTTCAAGAGTATCAGCTGATAGTTTTTCAACACTACCAAATTCTTTAACCATTTGACCAGCTAATTTAGCACCTTCTTCCAATGAACCAGATAGGTGCATTGTTTTCATACCAATATTAGTAGCTGTTTGTTCCAACCCATCCATTTGTCCTTTTACAAGACCTGTTTCACTTCGGAAGGCCTTCATACCAGCTTCCATTTGTTTTAAAGCAAAGAATGCTGCTCCAAGAGCGGCAACAATAAGTAAGATTACAGCTTGTGGGCCCATAAATGCACTTACCAGCATTGAACCAGCTTTTGCTCCCGCGGCACCAAGAGCTTTCATACTACCCATACCACTTCTCAATCCAGCAGCATAAGTTGATGTAAATTTTTTAGCGGCTTTTCCAACTTTATTCTTGAGTGCATCACCCATCTTAGTAGCCACTTTTCCAAATGAATTTCCAATTATGGGTATATTTGAAGTAAATCCAGTAGCTTTATCTATCAGTTCATCAAATCTTCCTTTTAAGCCTTGTGATTTTTCATCAACTCTTTCAATAGCAGCTTGTTGATTTCCATATACATCTAATAATAAGTTTTGTTGTTCTAATGATTTAATAGCAGCCGCAGTTCCTGCCTTAGTAAACTTATTACTACCTTGTTGTAATTTATGTTCACCGTTTTTAAGTTTATTTATTTCAGATTGATTACTAACAATCTTTTTTTGAATTGAAGTTGAATCGTTTAACGAATTCGCACTTTGTTGGAGGCCTTTGATGTAGTCTTTTGTAGAATCCTTTAAAGCCTTTTTTGAGTTTAGTATTTTTTGAAGTTGAGCCTGTAAAGCACCAACAGAACTCGCTGATATCTTCAACGATTCTTGGTATTCTTTTTCTAATTTTAAATCTTCTTTACTGGCCATTTAAAAGTTCCTATTACTTCATGTTTAAAATTCTTTTGTATTCTGATGGAATCTCTTCTCCATTTTGTTTCATTCTCTCTACTTCTTTTTTAAGATTATTCAAAGCATTATCTAAGTTGTTTGTTATCTTATTTAACTTTTTATCTCTTTTCAATTGACGTGTGAGAACTTTACCAAAAATATAATCCACCAACCCTTCGTTCATGTTATGCTTTTTAGCTAAAGCACTAGAAATCTTTTTTGATTGTTTTTCTGTAAGTTTCATAATATTATTCCTTATTTGTACTACTATAAATATAAGTCAAAAAAAAAGTGAGGAATTATTTCCTCACTCTTACATTTGGTCCTCTAGTAGAGGAACTTGATTGTCTATTACTTTCAGCGTTTTTCTTTTCAGCTTCTTTTGCATCAACAAGTTGTTTATAGTAAAAGTTTCTGAGATGCACAGGTAATCTATATACTCCTTCTTGAGTAAATCCATTACCATAATAACACAATTCAAAAATCTGTTTATGAAGTTGAACTGAGTAATTACTCGGAAGGCCAAAAAAACCCGACACCCATTGGGATGGGCTTTACCTCCTTTTCACCCGTTTCTGGATTATCAAATTCAAATTCCATGTTTACATCGGGTTGTATTTTTGAAATTTCTTTTCTAAACGCTCTTGTATCTCTAGTAAGAAACTGAGTGTTTATGAATTTGGTAATAGTTTGGGTAGATTCTTCTCCATCAATAGAAAGAATCATATATCTATATCGTGTAGTTAATTCAGATGAAGTATCTTTTCCTGCTTTTTTGTTCAATCTACTAAGTGCTCTTACATCAGCATCTATTTTTTTCTCATCTCCATGAGTTAGTAACTTGAATTCTAATTCTTTACCAGTTGATGTTTTAAACTTATACTTATTTTCTGGTGATAGAATATCAAAATCTACTTCTTTTGTTTGTACTTTCCCCAAATCAACAGATGTTTCAATATCATCTCCATATTCATCGGTTATTTGTACAACATATTCAGGTCCATAACCTAAAATACGAGCCGCTAACATTATAGCATTTTTATCCCCTATAAGAATGTCATCTACGTTTACCTTCTTATCTACTATAATCGACTCAAATAACTTATCAAGAACCACCCCCTTTCGTATGAGATTCTGTGAAGCAAGAATTTCTTCTTCTTTCGCAGTCATGTATTTTATTTCTATTTCTCCAGATGATAGGGGATTATCTTCTGGATAACATTTACCTTGTGATGGTAGTGATATCACTTCGGTAGGAAAATCGTAATTTGCCATATAACTTTATTTTAATTGTTCGTATATAAATATATAAGTTTTAAAAAATTAGAAAATAAGGCACAAAAAAAGTTCTCACTAAGAGAACTTTTTTCTATAAAAATAATTTTGGAGGAATATTAGAATTCTAGGATAGCATAATCATATGATAATGTTAACTCGATTGAAGTTGGTTCATTTGATGACCAATCTAAACTACCGAAGTTTGCTGATTGGATAAATGCACCTTTAAGAGTCCATTGTTCAATCTTATCACCAACAGGTCCTAATAGATAACATTGGATATCTTTCTTATAGAAATCCGCATATCCATCTCTACCTGTAATTGATTCGTGAGAAGTTCTTACCCACTCCATAACTGCCTGTGCACCTGATGGTACAATTGGGTCATAAAGTGTCATGGTAACATCAGCCCAGTCACCTTTTCCTTTAAGTTTTCTTTTAACGTTGATGTGGTCCAAGGTAACAGTTTCAAATGAAATTGTTGGTCTTGTAGCTACTTTTATAAGATATGAAGGAATACCATCTATTTCCATGATGAACCTGTTTTGCATCTTTGGTTCAAAGTTGGTATAAAACATATCATTAAATTCTAATACTTCTGCCATTTTGTTTTCTCCTAATTTATTCTACTATAAATATAGTTCTTTTTTATTTTTAATTAATTATGCCGAGAACGAAGCTCCAGTTGGTAAGATGTTGAAATCTAACACGATGAATTCAGCAGTTTTCGTTGGTTGTAAGAAAATCTGTCCAGCCAATATGTTTCTGTCGATTACATCAGGTGTGTTGTTTGATTCATCCATCACCACTCTAAATGCATAAAGTCCTTGTCTTTGTTGTATTCCCTCTAAATAAGGGTTTACAGTATTTAAGAATCTACCTCTTGTTTGAGCCGTATTCTGTTCAAATACTAAATATCTTGATGTAGAAGCAATGTACTTCTTAACCTTAATCATTAATCTTCTTACATTAATTCTATCAAGTGCAGATGCTCTATCTTGTAAAGTTTTCTGTCCAAATGCAACAATACCTTCACCAGGGAAAGCAGCGATTGGATTAACTTTTCCTTCATATAGAGTATCTCGTTCCGCATGTGTTAATCTGTTTAATACAGAAACAGCACCTACGATACCACCTCTATTTAAACCTGCTGGTGCAAACCACTCAGCGGCTATTGCATCATTTCCAGCATATATTCCAGGCATCAATACTGATGGTGGAACAGATGTTAATCTATTCGTTCTTGAATCGATTGTTTTAACCCATGGGTAGTATGTACCTACATAGTTACTATCTAAGTTACCTGCCTGTTCAACAGCTTGTGATATACTATCAGTTGAAACTTGTCCAGTTCCACTATTGTAAGTTACACCTACAACATCACCGATAAAGAAAGCATCTTCTCTAGCTTCTACCATATCAACAATCTTATCAAATACATAAGAGTGATGTCTACGAACAATACCAGGTGCTGATACTAAGTTAATATCAAAATCATCAGGGTTAGATACAGAAGCAACTGCCTTAACATATGCAACTGAACCACTTGCTGTAGAAGTTGAACAATTAAATCCTTGTGTGTTACCACTACCAAAGTTTGCTGATGAACCAGCAAGTGCTTTTTCAGTAGTTGGAGATACACCATCAAATCCACCTTGGAATCCTAATACGAATTGTCTCTTATTAACATCCGAAGCGGCTGAACCAGTTAGTTCAAATCCAAATGCATGTGTTCCGTTATTAATATTTACGGTAGCATCGAATGCAAATACAGTATTTGCACCTGCGGTAGCACCTGTTGGTGTTGGATTTAAATAATGATTGTTATCTAGTTTAACATTGATTGTTTCTAAATCAATACCACTATATTGTACACCATTAGATGCACTATTATCTTTTGAACCAGTTGAGAATACCACTGCTGGTACCTCAGCAGGATTTCCAGCTATAATTGGATTAATGTAAGCACCATGTCCGAATGGTCCTGCTGTTATTGGGAACGAACCTTCTGGTTTACATTCAACTCTAATATACTTAGAACGATTTACATAATCACCATTTTCAGTTTGTTTACCATTAGTATCGATAACAACATTTCTATCACCAATTACTTTCTTAATATAGTTTGGTGATGCAGGGTCTAGGTTTACATTGTTAAATGTTTCTAAGATTACTGGTCTCTTATTTGTATCAGAGTATCCTCTAACTGCGATTGAGAATGTTGCATAATCAGTAGAATTATTTGAACCAGCTGCTTTTACACCGAATACTGAAATTTTAAATTCTTTGTTATAGTTTGAACCATCACCGATAGTATGGAATTTTACCAAATCATGTCTTTCACCAGAAATCAACTGCGATTTTATCCAAGGAGTGGATGCATGTTGTATATCTTGACCAAAGTCTTGTGTTGGTAAAGTTTCTAAGATTACCTTAGAACCACTTGTGAAGTAGTTTGTTTGGTTGATAGCTTCATTTTCATAATAAACATATGAATAAGCACTTTTAGAACCTCTTGCATTTTCTCCAAATACATCAGATAAATCATTACCTGCACTTGGTAGTACAGATGCTGATAGTTCTCCAAATGAACCACTAATTGAGAATGCTGATGCGGAATCCGCTGCATCTATTGATGTAGTTGGGAATCCAATACTTTCATCTCCGTTATGTGTTGCAAATAAAGAACCAATTACTTTGATTCCTCCATCTGAACCACTAACTTTAATAGCGATTGGTGAAACATGAGAATATCCTCCAATGTTTCCAACTCTTACGATAGTAACAGTTCCAGCTTCTCTTAAATAATTTTGTACGGTATATCCTGTATAGTAAGAACCATCAGGTGTACCGAATATTTCTTCAAATTCCGATTGTGTACTTACAACGGTTGGTACGAAAGCAGGTCCCTTTTTTGTAGGTCCTATTATAGCTGCTCCGATTTCTCCAATCCCTTGTGCTAAGAAAGAAAGGTCATTTTCTCTCGTAAATACACCAGGTGATACAATTTTTTCTGCCATTTTATTTTACTCCTTGTTAATTTTGTTCTGTAAACGTACTCTTATAAATATAAAATACTTTTTCTAAAGATTATTTTTCTTCTTCTTTAGTTTCAGTTTTTTGTTTTTCTTGTGGAGTTGGAATAAATACATTACTCTGTGGGTCGTAATTTCCATCACCATATTTTTTATTAAGTGTTTCAAACAAGGATTGCTCTGATTGTTGTAATTGTTGATGTTTGTTAATTAAATTAGATTCGATATTTTCGATTTCTTTAATTCTTCTATCTTTCTCAATTGTTAATTGTCCAAGTTGAGTAAATATATCAGATGCATCTTTTCTTATCTGTGCAATCTGTGAAACTTCTTCTTTTGTAAACTTAATTTCTTTTGCCATTGTTTTGTGTTTAATTGACTATTGTTTTTTGTATATATATAAATATATCGTTTTTTACAAAACGTAAATTTAATTTACATTATACAGTAAAACTAAAACTATCACTATAAGCTCCATATAATCCATGGTCTATAGCTCTTATTCTAATATAATTAGTACCAGAAGCTAAACTATGTCCATGTATTGATATTTCAGTAGTTGACCATTCATCATAACTTACGGTTGGTGAACTAAAATCAGAGTTATTATCTATTTGTACATGATATGCCGTAATACCTGTGGTACCTGATGAAGTTGGAACAGACCATTCTATTACTTTACCTTCTGAACCAGCTTTAAATTGTACTCCACTAACCTTACCAGGTGCACCTAAATCTCCACTATGAGTATTTCCACCTTTATTGTGAGTTATATATCCATTTACTAAATATGTATCTTGTTCTTCAACATCAATTGATACAATTTCTACGGTTTCGTCTACTAAACTATTTGATGTTACCGAAACTTCAGTACCATCTCCTTTTATTAATTTATCATCTACTATAATAGATGCTATCTGTTTGAATCTATATTCATCATCCGTAGAATCTTTTACCAACAACGGATGTTCAGCTGTTGCTGTTACTTCTCCATTGTTTATTGAATAATATCTTTCTGCAAATGAGTAAATTACATTTACTACCTCTACATCTTTAGCGGTGGTTTCAAGACTACTAGTATTCCACGAATAAAAATCATATGTATATTCATCATCAGATAATCCCTCTAAAGAATATCCACTTAATATATCACCTTCTTCTAAATCACCTACTTCCACAATAGTTCCATCTGCAAGTGTTACAGGTGAATCAGCAGTTAAACATAATGAAGTATTTCCATCATAAGTATCTACCGAGTAAACTGTTTTTGTTTTTGCAACGTTATAATCAGTTGCATGGTCATTGAATCCATCAGCAAATGTTACTGATAAAGTATGTGATAAAGTTGAAGATATATCCCTTTGGTTAACACTAGTGTTCCAATCTCCTTGTTGGGGATTCATTTGTCCAACTCGTATATTCAGAGTTGCATCTGTGCTATTCGAACCATATCCTCCTATATCTGTTCCTGGAGCCAATGTTATATAACCACCTGAGTTTGGACTCGAATTAAATGCTGGTGATATTGACCAAGTAAAATTACTACTTTTATTAGAAATTGAGGATGCGAATTGTGTACCTGCTCCACCAAAACCAAGAGTATAAGTTTCATCAGTATTTTCTACCACATAGGTATAACCACTAATTGAACCAACGGAATCGATTGCAAAATCTGATAACGAAATATTAGAACCTGCTTGAGCAATTCCATTGTACCTACTTCCCAATGAAACATTAGAATTTTGTGTTACTCCCGCGGCTCCTGCTAAACCATTTAAACTAAGTGTATCTCCCGATGAAAGTGTTGCCATATATACTGTTTCCTATATATTATAAATATTAAGTAAATCGTTTACCCATTTATCTTTATTAGTAAAATTGTTAATCATATATTCTTTTAACAAATTAAACCATTTATTTTTTTCTGAATATGAGGTTTCTTTTAACCTACTATAAATATGATTAAATTCTTTTTTAGATGAAGCTCTATATGGATACTCAAAATCTTTACACCAATCTTGATGTATTATTGGTAGTTTACCTCTATCTACTGCTTCAATTATACCATACCCAAACGGTTCTACTGAAAAACAAGAATGTGAAATACCCCAATCCATATTATAAAACATATTTTTAAATTTTGAATCATAATGATATATTTTATGTTTTCTTGTATCCAATTTTACACTATTTTTCCATACAGTTATAAAATCATTTGAATTAGTAAAAATAAAAGCTTTCTTATTATCTAAAAAGTGAGGATTTTTTCTACCTTCACATCTTGAAGCAAAACCTATATTGTTTGAATCAGATAATTTTAAATTATGTTTAAATTCGTAAAAGTTTTTTATATTAATATTATTATATTTTATCTTATACAATCCTATCCATATATTGTGTTTTGAATATTCTGCTATTTTTTGTTCCCATGATGAATCTATAAAAGGATGCCATCCCATCGAAGCATCTGTTACTACTTGTGATTTAATAACATCATCTACTGAATTGTGTAAAACGTTTGAATGAATTTTATCTAAATTATCATCAATAACTTTCATTGGTGTATAATGGCCATGTAATATATTAATTCTTCGGGCCCCTTTACATAGTTCTTCAAACTTTTCTATATTATCTCCATGCCAATAAGTTTCAATTGGAAATTCATAATCTTCATGTCCATTTGGTTTATTTCTATGAATTAAAAGAATTGGTTTTACATCTAATTTAGGTGCAACCAACTCCATCCATAGATTTACCCATGTATCAGTACCAGCGTTTACCCAAGGGCCACCACCAGTTGTATAATAAACATCATACATATTTTATTTTTTTACGATTATAATTCCAGCAAATGTTGTTGAGAATACAACAGTAACTCTATTTGAAGAGTTTGTAGTAATTGAAACTGGTACTTCTTGTTGAGATGTAGCAGTATTCCAAGCTTGTACTATTGGATATTGTTCACTTAAATTGTGGTCTACTGCATATGAAGATGCTCCACTTACAGTTTCTTTATGTGTTGTTAAATCTGTAATTTGTGTTGAACCACTTACTATCGTATCTGCATTTAATTTTGTTTTTACTCTTGCATCTGTATAATAAAGATTTGTTGAACCTTCGGTTATTTCATCTGTATTATCTTGTGATTGTGCTTTAGAATCTACATATGCTTTTACAGATTGTTGAGTTGGTACTTTAGTTGCTGAATTGGATGCGAAGTTATCTTCATCAACCGATACTAAGTTTAATATCTGTTGTGAACCACTAACTACTGTTTTTGTATTTAATCTAGTATCTACTCTAGCATTTGTGAAAAATACATTAGTAGCTCCTTCTGTAATATCATCACTATCACCATCTAATTCACTCAAATGGTCTTGGGAGTTTATTTGAGAAGCAATGTAAGCTTTAATTGATTGTTGAGTTGGTAGTTTGGTTTCTGAATTTGAAGAAAAATCATCTTCATCTATACTAACTAAATTAATAATTTGTGTTGAACTACTAACTATACTATCTCCACCTGTGTTAAGATATCTCGTATCAAAAGATGATGTTAATTGTGAAGAACCAGATACAATTCCTGCAGGTACATTGTTAAAATTATTCCAATTTAGATAATACGAACCTGGTTGACTATTAAGTTTATTTGCATTATCTGCTATCTGAGAACCACTAATTAAGTGTCCACCTTTCGCAACTACAACAAATCCTGTTTGAGTATCTGATAATGTTACTCTAGCAGTATTTTGGGTTGGTAATGAAGTTGTTGCTGGTATTAATAAATTTCTATCAGTATCATAAACAGATACTAATATATTATATGAATTAAAGTTGTGAGTTACTGTAATATCATCTACATCAACGTATGAAGCAGTTACAGTTGTTGCTTCTGCAATTGAAATATCAGTTGGTAAGTTTGTTAATTGTGAACCATCTCCTTTGAAGAATGAAGCGGTTACGGCACCATTTAAATAAAGTGAACCTGTTATTGCAAATGGATGTGAATTTGTTGTAAGTATTTCTTGTATTGATTCTTCTGAAGAAGATTTCTCGAAAAATATCCTACCATCGTAGGTGTTCATAGCCAACTCACCGAGTTGTATATTACTCGTAGTTGGTATCTTACCCGATACTGATGTTCTTTTTAGTTTAACTATCTGTGCCATATCTATGACTTACTTCTTTCATTATATAATTAACAAAATAAGAAATCCTTATATAAGGATATAATTTCTTACTTCAACTTCTCTTTCAATATATCAATTTCTTTTTGCTGTTCTTTGATAGCCTCTATTAATAGACCTGTAAGTTTAGCATAATCTACTCCTTTATATCCATTATCTCTATCAGTTACTAATTGAGGTAATACTTTTTCAACATCTTGAGCAATAACCCCTACATTTGGTAAAGATTGTTGTAACTCATCTGCATTATCATTCCAATTCCAAGTAACACCTTTTAGAGATTGAACTTTTTCAATTGGATTAGAAATAAGTTCTATATTATCTTTTAATCTTTCATCCGAAGAAGCATATGCAACAACATCACCACCAACATTCAATGCTCCACCTATACCTACACCACCAGTCACTATAACAGCTCCAGTTGTTTTATTACTTGAAGCTGCATTATTTGAGAATGTAATTACTCCAGTTGCCGTATCAGTTGCATTACTTCTTAAATATTTACTATCTGTTTGAGTTGTAATATCGAATGTTGAAATATAATTAGCACCATTTGCAATGTATTGGTTATCTAATGCTCCACCATTACCAGTATAAGTTGATAATGCTGTATTTTCAACACTTCCTAATCCAACATCACCCTTTGTTGTTCCTTGTGCTCTTAAACTTGTATAAGTTCCATCTTCATCAAATGCATCAGTACCAAGTGAACTTAAAGTTGCTTTGTTGAATGTATTAGTACCATCTGATACCGATGTTGAAGCAACGGTGATTGTTGTATTTGCAACACTTCCTAATCCTAAGTTTGTTCTTGCAGTAGCAGCATTTGTTAAATCACTTAAGTTTTGGTCTTTTTGTAATTTTCCACCTACTGTTGTTACTAAACTTGCAAGTGAACCAGAATCACTATCCAAAGATGCAGATAATTCACCAAGTGTATCTAATGTTGAACCAGCGTTTCCAATAATAGCATCAATTCTACCTTGTACGAATGCCGTTGTTGCGATTCGTGTAGAAGAGTTAGTACCTGTTTGAGTTGGAGCAGTTGGGTTATCCGTTAAAGCAGCTCCACTAAACATGGTTGCTTTCGATTCGTTTGTTACATTACCTAAACCAATATTTGTTGCTGTAAGTGTTCTTGTAGTTACAGAAGCATCAGTAACATGACCAGATGTATCTGTTGTTATTGTTAATGTATCTATTACACTAGCACCACTAGTATCAAGAGCAATATCATCACCATCGTAGGTTGGGTGAACATATTTATTTGCATCAGTATCACCCGTATATCCAAGATTTGCTAATGTTAATTCTCTTGTTGCGATGGTACCATTAGCATCTGTAACGTGACCATTACCATTAGTAGTAATGTTAAAATCTAAATCACTAATTACAGTAGCTCCTGTTAAAGCTCCAGTATCAATTGCGATATCATCACCATCAAATGTTGGGTGAGAATAGTTATTAGCATCTGTTGCTCCAGTATATCCTAAATCTCCTAAAGTTAATTCTCTTGTTGCGATAGTACCATTAGCATCTGTTACAAGTCCACTTGTATTTGTTGTTATATTAATATCTAAATCAGATATTACAGTTGCACCTGATAAAAGAGTAGTATCGATATCTATATCATCACCATCTAAGTTAGTTGGAAGTACATAATTGTTTGCATTAGTATCACCCGTATATCCTAAATCTGCCAATGTTAATTCTCGTGTACTAACACTACCATTTGCATCGGTAACGTGTCCTTGTCCATTAGTAGTAACATTGATATCAATATCAGATACAACTGTTGCTCCTGATAATACTCCAGTATCTACCGAGAAATCATCTCCATTAAATGTTGGGTGAGTATAAACTGTATTTGTATCCGTTGAAGATATTGTAACGTTATTAGCATCTGTATGAGTTAATGTAACATTAGAACCTGCAACTAATTTAATATCTTGAGTACCACTTGAATGACCACCAGTCGTATTTCTTAAAATAATATCATTTGTACTATCTACAAAAGATAATGTAGTAGTATTTTGTGTATTATCATTAGCTGTCATATCATTAACAACTAAATCAATAGTTCCATCACCATCTTGATAAGTTGCTGAAATTCTTGTTTCAGTATTACCAGTGAACATAGCACCAACTATATCTTGTACCGCATCTGTTGATAACTGAGTGTTATCATTAGCGGTCATATCATCAACAACAACATTAATTTTTCCAGTTGTATCATCATAAGTAGCTGCTACTCTAGTTTCAGTATTTGAACTAAACATCCCACCTACGATATCCTGAACTGCTTCGGTTGATAACTGAGTGTTATCATTTGGTGTTGTTACCGAACCACCTAATGCAATTGATGTTCCATTAATTGTAATTGAATTATTGGTTAATTGAGAATTACCAATACCTGTTACTTGTTCTGAACCACTAATTACGGTGTTTGCATTTAAAATAGGTACAACATTACCCGAATCTGTTACATCAGCACTACCTTCAATGTTATCTAATTTATCTTTTAAAGTATTTGTAAAGTTATTATCTGTTTGTGATGCAACTACAAAATCAATATCACCAGTACCATCTTGATAAGTTACTGTTATACCTGTTTCAGTACCACCTAACATTCCACCTACTATATCTTGAACTTGTTCTGTTGATAATTGTGTATTATCATTTGGAGTTGAAACTGAACCACCTAATGAGATAGCCGTACCATTTATAGTTATACTTGAGTTAGTTAATTGTGAGTTTCCTATACCCGTTACTTGGTCAGAACCACTAATTACTGTATTTGCATTTAAAATAGGTACAACGTTATCAGCATCAGTTACATCAGCACTACCTTCAATGTTATCTAATTTATTTTTGAGTGTAGTTGTGAAGTTGTTATCTGTTTGTGATGCAACTACAAAATCAATATCTCCAGTTGTATCCTGATAAGTTACTGAAATACCCGTTTCGGTACCTCCCAACATTCCACCAACTATATCTTGAACTTCTTCTGTTGATAGTTGAGTGTTATCGTTTGTATCTACCCATGGTACATTAACGTACATTTTCTCAGAATCCAATTCAACTGGATAATTTTTATCATTTTCAGTATATCCAATTTTGAATCCACCTCTTGTTGATGAAGTACCTAATGGTAAAGTATAATTTACTGTTCCTGCGGCATCAACACCTAAGTTAGTTCTAGCAGTTGAAGCATCTGCTAAATCGGATAAGTTACTTGATTTAGCTAATTTAGTACCAACAGTATTTGTTAGTGATGTTAATGCATCTTCATCATCGGATAATGAAGCGGATAATTCACCAAGTGTATCTAAAGCAGTACCAGCAGTACCTACTAAATCAGTAAGTTCTTGTTGTACATAAGCAGTTGTTGCTATTTTTGTTGAATCATCATTTGCTGAAGGTGTTTCTGCTGTTGAAGCACCTGTCAATGCAGCATCAGTAAACATAGTTGATTTTGATTCGTTTGTTACGTTTCCTAATCCTACATCACCCTTTGTTGTTCCTTGTGCTCTTAAACTTGCATATGTTCCACTTTGTGAGAAAGCATCAACATCTGTGATATCATTTGAAGAGATAGAACCACTTAATACTTCTTTAGCATCTAATATCGGATGAACATTACCAGTATCCGTTACATCAGCACTACCTTCAATATTATCTAATTTAGATTTTAAAGTGTTTGTAAAGTTATTATCTGTTTGAGATGTTACGGAGAAATCTAATGAATTTCCAGCATCATCATAAGTAACACTAATACCACTTTCAGTATTACCAGCAACCATTCCTCCAACAATATCTTGAACTTCTTCTGTTGATAACTGAGTGTTATCATTTGGAGTTGATATTGAACCACCCAATGAAACTGATGTACCATTAATAGTGATAGATGAATTAGTTATCTGAGAATTACCAATACCTGTTACTTGTTCTGAACCACTAATTACAGTTTCTGCATTTAATTTTGTTTTTACAAGTGAATCGGTATATCCAACTTTTGAATTGTTAGTTGTAATGTTCGATGCCTGTGTAGATGTAATAGTAGTTGGTTGATTTTGTATTGAATCATAATCTACTTGGTCAGAACCCGATATTACAGTTTCTGTGTTTAATTTAGCTTTTACAAGAGCATCTGTATATCCAACTTTATTCGTGTTAGCAGTAATTGCTGATGCTTGACCTCCAGTAATAGTTGTAGTATCCCCAGCAAGTGCAGTAGTACTACTTGTACCCAATTGTAGAGTTGTTATCGAATCTCCCAATGAAACACCTGTACCATCTATTGTTATACTTGAGTTTACTAATTTACTATTTGCTATTGAACCAGCTAATTGTGTATTAGTTATTCCACTAATTTGTTCCGAACCACTTACTACACCATCTGCATTTAATTTTGTTTTTACTCTAGCATCCGTATAATACTTGTTTGTACCTTCTGAAAGATTTGATGTACTAAATCCACTTAGAGATATTTGTTCTGAACCAGATAGTACACCTTCGGCATTTATTTTTGTAAGTACATTTGCATCAAAGTTTGTAATTGAATCTGCATCTACTTGGTCAGAACCAGATAATACACCTTCTGTATCTAATTTAGTTTTTACAAGTGCATCTGTATAACCAACTTTACCTGAGTTGGTACTAATAGCTGATGCTTGAGCCCCACTAATAGTTGTAGTATCTCCAGCAAGTGCAGTTGTTGAACTTGTACCTAGTTGTAGAGTTGTTACCGAACCACCCAATGAAACAGCTGTTCCATCAATGGTAATTGAACTATTTGATAATTTAGAATTACCAATTGAACCAGCTAATTTACTTGCAGCAATTGAACCTGCTAACTGAGTATTTGTTATTCCACTAACTTGTTCTGAACCTGATATTACACCACCACCGACTGTAAATGTTATTGTTTCATCTGAACTTTGGTTAAGTGTTACTGCACCCCCACCAACTAATCCATTTCCTGCGGTAAATGTAATTGTATTATTATTAACACCACCCAATGCCTGTACTTGGTCTGAACCTGATACAACACCACTTGGTAGAATTGATGTTACGTTACCAGTAGTTATTGTACCTATTGTTGTGATTGAATTATCACCCGTATATGTTCCTGCAGCAACAGTATCTAATGTTGAATTATATGCTTGTACATCCGAACCAATTGAAACTCCTAAGTTAGTTCTAGCAGTTCCAGCATTTGCTAAATCAGATAAATTACTTGATTTTGCTAATTTTGTTCCTACTGTTGTTACTAAACTTGCAAGTGAACCAGAATCTTCAGCTAATGAAGCAGAAAGTTCTCCTAGTGTATCTAGTGTTGAACCAGCAGTACCTACTAAATCAGTAAGTTCTTGTTGTACATACGCCGTTGTTGCTATTTTTGTTGAATCATCGTTTGAACTTGGTGTTGGTGCCGCGGTTGTTCCAGTAAATGTAGGAGAAGTAAACATTGTTGATTTACTCTCATTTGTTACATTACCCAAACCAACATCGCCTTTAGTAGTTGCCTGTGCTCTTAAGTTTGCATATGTTCCACTTTGTGAGAAAGCAGCAACATCTGTAATATCAGCCGATGTTATTGAACCACTTAATACTGTTTCAGCATTTAATTTTGTTTTTACTCTAGCATCAGTATAATATTTGTTTGTACCTTCCGAAACATCACCAGTATCAAACCCTGTCTTAATAGCATCGTTTAATGTTACTTGCTGTGAACCTGATATTGTTCCTGTTCCACTAGCAATACTTGAGAATGTTATAGTATCTCCTAATGAAACACTTGTACCAGCAATAGTAATTGAATTATTTTGAATAGTAGTACCATCTATTTGTGCTGATTGAGATACTATACTATCACCTTCTGTATTCAAATATCTCGTATCAAATTCAGATGTTAGTTGTCCTGAACCTGATAATACACCAATAGAATTATTGTAAGCAAGTACATTTGAATCAAAGTTTGTTATTGTGTTTGCATTTACTTGAGCAGATTCAGAAATAATTCCATCACCACCTACATTTAGATATCTAGTATCATATGATGAAGTTAATTGAGATGAACCAGATACAACTCCAGTAGCTTCTGCTATTTTTGCAAATGTTATAGAACTATTTAAATTAACTTCAGTACCAGCAATAGTAATTGAATTATTTTGGATGTTAATACCATCTATTTGTGCTGATTGGGATACAACATTATCTCCATCTGTATTCAAATATCTAGTATCTAAATCTCCAGTTACTTGGTCTGAACCACTAACTACTCCTTCGGCATTTAATTTGGTTTTTACCCTAGCATCAGTATAATAAAGATTTGTATTTTCTGATAATTGTGAAGTATTAAATCCACTTAAAGAAATTTGGTCTGAACCACTAACTACTCCTAATGAATTAATATATGTTAATGTATCTGAATTTGTATATGAGGTTACTCCAGAGAGATTAGAACCATCACCAACGAAAGAACCACTAAACGAACCACTATATGTGGAATCAGATGGTGGGGTTAGTGTAGCTCCGTTTGCAAAGGTAAGTGAACCTGAAACTATGGGACTGTGTATTATCATTCTATTTTACTTTCTTTTTCAATTCGTTTACTTCGTTTGATAATTCTTTAATTCCTTCTATAAGTAAGGAAACTATTCTATCGTATTTTACGGCCTTGTAACCATCTTCACGAGTATTTACTAATTCTGGAAGTATTGTTTCTATTTCTTGAGCAATTACTCCATAATCTTTACCTTTATAAATATTTTGTTTTTCTTCGTTCCATTCAAAACTATTACCAGAAATCTGATTTATTTTTTCTATTGGATTTTGAATAGGTTCAATATTATCTTTTAACCTTTCATCCGAAGAAGCATATGCTATAATATCATCACTTGCTTTTACAGTACCAGTTACATAAATATCATCTGATATAGCAAATCTTGAGTTTCCATTATCCCATGTAATCGATTCGTTTGCACCACTAATAAATAAACCACCACCATCTGCTGATGCTGCGGTTGAACCACCTCGGTTTACTTCGATTAATTTATCAGTAACATTTAAGTTTGTTGTATTAATAGATGTTGTTGTACCCGAAACTGTTAAATTACCAGATACGGTTAAATCATTGAATTGTACATTATCATCGGTATCTATACCTAAACTATCTCTTGTAGGAACAGTATCACTCCATGGTACATTAACGTACATTTTCTCAGAATCTAGTTCAACAGGATAGTTCTTTCCATTTTCAGAATATCCAACTTTGAATCCACCTCTAATACTATCCGTTCCTAGTGGAAGTGTATAATTTGTTGTTCCAGCTGCATCTACTCCGATTGTAGTTCTAACTGCTTCTGCAGATGTATCATCTAATATTGTTTGTGCGAATGTTGAAGCAACTTGGTCTGAACCACTAACTACTCCTTCGGCATTTAATTTAGTTTTTACTCTAGCATCAGTATAATAAAGGTTAGTACCTTCTGATAAATCTGAAGTTGATTTTGTTCCTAATTGTGTATCCCAATCACTATTTGTATAGTGGTCTAAATCTGATATTTGTGATTCTGTAATTGTAATCTGAGCTGATTGAGAAATTATTCCACTACCATCTGTGATTTGAGTTGAACCACTAATTACACCATCTGTATTTAATTTTGATTTTACATTTGAATCAAAGTTAGTTATTGTATTAGCATTTACCTGAGCTGATTCTGAAATTAATCCACTTCCATCTGTTATTTGAGATGACCCACTAACTACTTCTAATGAATTGATATAAGTAAGTGTATCAGCATTTGTATATGAAGTAACACCAGTTAATTGTGTACCATCACCAACGAAAGAACCAGTAAATGTTGTTGTCCCAGCAACATCACCAATATTTTCACCACTTACTCTACCACTACCAAAATCAGTAGCAACATTAAGTAATTGTGCCGAACTAGATATTACACTATCACCATTTATTTCTAAGAAAGTATTAAATCCACTAATTTGAACTGAACTTGTAACAACATTATCTCCTGTTATTTCTAAGAACTTATTAAAGTTACTAATCTGAGCAGATGATGATACTAATCCATCAATATCAAAGAAATTATTATCTATTTGTGTAGATGATGAAATTATACCACTACCAGTTAGTGCATTTAGTACACCATTACCAAAATGATTAGAACCTGTATCTATACTCATTGAAACGTCACCAGCATATCCACCTCCCGATAAACCTCCACCAGGTGTTGGAAGAGCGGCCGTGATATCACCAGCAGATGCATCAATAATTTTACCATCTACATAATTTTTTATAGCACCAGCATTACCAAGTACAGCAGTATTACCATCATCAATAGAGTTAGATACATGATAAAAAGCAGCTGTTGCCAGTGTTCGTTTTCCAACTTCTCCACCAGAACCACTCATGAAAACAGTAAAGTGTGTATCAGATAAGGTATCTGTATCTGTAAGTGTTAATCCGTTAAACGTAGGTTCATTTCCTTCTGCTAATCCATTAAGTGTAACATTTGTTGCCGTACCATTTTGTGTTAATCTAACTTGACCTTGTACTGAGGTAGAACTTAGTACTGATGATGAAATTATACCACTACCTGTCAATGAGTTGATTACACCTTCTCCAAAGTGACCAGAACCAGTATCTAATGTTAAACTTCTACTTGTTACAATAGTTCCACCACCACTTATTCCTTTTCCACTACCAATCGTAATACTTGAGTGGTCAATATGTTCGTTTGCAACATATCCTGTTGTATTGTGAATATCAATTTGAGCTGATTGAGAAACTATTCCATCTGAGTCTGTATTTAAATATCTTGTATCAAATTCTGTTGTTAATTGAGCTGAAGATGATAAAACTGTTTCCGTATTTAATTTAGATTTTACATTTGAATCAAAGTTTGTTATTGTATTTGCGTTTACTTGAGCAGATTGAGAAATAATCCCATCACTATTAAGTTTAGCTTTTACGTTTGAATCAAAATTTGTAATTGAATTAGCATTTACTTGTTGAGAAGAAGTAAATACATTATCCCCATCCGTATTTAAGTACCTTGTATCAAATTCTGTTGTTAATTGACCAGATGAACTAATTACATTATCACCACCTATTTCTAAGAAGGTGTTGTAATTACTAATTTGAGCAGATGAACTAACTACTGTTTCTGTATTTAGTTTTGATTTTACCCTACTATCTGTGTAGTAAAGATTTGATGAATGTTCAGCAACATCTGCTGTATTAAATCCTGTTTTATCTGCCTCATCTAATATTACTTGAGAAGATTGTGATATAACAGTTTCACTATTTAAATAAGTTTTTACATTTGAATCAAAGTTGGTTATTGTATTAGCATTTACTTGTATAGATGAACTAATTACTGTATTTGAATCTAGTTCATTCTTAACATCACTAGAAAATCCACTCGTACTATTGGCAGATACTTGTTCTGAACCACTAAACAATCCTAATGAATTTATTTTAGCTTGAACTCTATCATCAGTATAATATTTATTAACCGCTTCTGTTACTTGGTCTGTATCAATACCTGTTAGTTCACCACCTTCTCCTTTGAATCCTACTGATGAACTTACTTTAGCATCAAATAAGAATTGTGAACCAGCATGGTCCCAAGTCATTGATTTATCAGCACCATCTATTTCGATACCAGCACCATCAGCGGCTGCTGAATCAACTGAACCACTTGCAACTGTAATTAACTTATCTTCAATTCTTAATTCTGAAGTTTGTATTTCAGTTGCCGAACCTAAAACGGTTAAGTTACCAGTTACTTGTACATCACCTGTGAAATCACCATCAGCGAATGTTACATTATCAGTTGTTGCAATTCCTTGGTTAGATGAACCTAAATATCCCCATTGTGTAGCGGATAATGTAGATGTTCCAATATTTTTAAGTTGATTTACTTCTGAGTTGGTTAAATCGTTTAATAATGATTGAGATACAACATTATCACCATTTATTTCTAAGAAAGTAGTATAATTACTAATTTGAGCCGAAGATGAAACAACGGAATCACCATTTGTGTTTAAATATCTTGTATCAAACTCGGTTGTTAATTGTTCCGAACCACTAAGTACACCATCAGTATCTAATCTTCCTTTAACACCATCTATAAAGTGAGATGAACCGGTATTTAATGATAAAGTTCGTGTTGATGCGATAGTACCACCACCACTCATACCATCACCAGCGGTAATTGATACTGAAGTGTGATTAATATGTTCATTTGCTACATACCCATCAGTTGAATGGATATCAACTTGTTCTGAACCACTAATTACTGTTTCTGTATTTAATTTTGTTTTTACTCTAGCATCAGTATAATATAAGTTTGTACCTTCTACAACATCAGTTGTATCGAAATCAGTTAAATCAGCATCATTTAAAACTACTTGAGCTGATTGACTGATTACTGTTTCGGTATTTAGTTTTTCTTTTACACCAGATGTGAATGTAGTTGAATCATTAACCAATTCTATATTATCAGCATTTACTAAAATACCATTATTAGCAGATTCAACATTAATTGTTCTTGTTGATGCAATTGTACCACCACCAGTTAAACCAGCACCTGCTGTAATAGATACAGATGTGTGGTCAATGTGTTCATTTGATACGAAACCAGTTGTATCATCGTGATTTACTTGGTCTGAACCACTAATTACTGTTTCTGTATCTAATTTTGTTTTTACCCTAACATCGGTGTAGTATAAATTTGAACCCTCTACAACATCAGTTGTATCAAATCCAGTTAAATCAGCATCATTTAAAACTACTTGAGATGATTGACTAATTACTGTTTCTGTATCTAATTTTTTCTTTACACCACCCAAAAAGGTAACCGAACCCGTATTTAAGAAAAGAGTTCTTGTTGTAGTTATATCACCACCCCCACTTAGACCAATACCAGATAATATAGAAACTGAACCATGATTTATGTGTTCATTTGCAACATATCCTGTTGTATTGTGAATATCAATTTGAGAAGATTGAGATACTACACTATCTCCATCGGTATTTAAGTATCTTACATCATATGAAGATGTTAATTGTGAAGAACCTGATACTATATTTGAACCAGGTAATGATATATCTAAAATAGAAGCAGATGTTAGGTATGAATTTTTCCAAAATCGTGTTTCTGAACCCAAATCATAAGCATCTGATGCAGATGGTATTAGTGAACCACTTAAACTGGCCTGAACATTAATATTATCATTTGCCAGAGAATCTCCAAGGAATATATTTCCTCCGATTCTAATATCATTAGTAACCCGTATGTTTGATGCAGTTAAATCACCACTTAAACTAACATGGTCTACTGTATTTGAACCAGATTTTAGTAAAATATGTGAATTCGTACCATCACCAACTAAGACAGTGTCAAGTGTTTGGTGATAAAATAGTTCCGATTCTGCAAGAGAAGGAACCGTTGTACCCCTCCTTAATTTTAGTATAGCTGCCATCTAAATTATTTTCCCATTTATTTTATATAAATATATCCAAATTTATCTTTTGTAATATGCGAATGTATATCTCCACTTATATAAGTATAATAATCCCCAAAAGTAAAAAAAAATCCCCAACCTTTCGGAAGGGGATTAATTTATTTTTAAATATATTCTAATTAGAACGTACCTCCATCGAGTATGTTACTCGCAACGAATGATGAACCATTCCATTGAATAACATCACCCTCAGTAGCAGCTGCTACCGATTCAAGAGATTTATTTGAATCATAGTAAACGAATGAATTAGCAGTTGCTGAATTAACTCTTAATTCTGCAGTTCCACTAATAGTTACGTTTGTTCCATCATCAGTAATCTTTGCATCAACTAACAATCCATTAGAATCAGCCTTAAGAACTGTATTAGAAGTTGGAGAAGCATTTAACCTTGCAAGTTCTTTTTCAGAACCAAGAGCCCCACCTTTCCAATAGTCATTAGTACCATCCCATAGTAACGAACCACTTACTGTATTTGGTGCAGTTGCATCAGTAACTTGTAAACCAGCAGTATCTTGTGCTCCACCGATATTAAGTTCTAAAATGTTATCACCAATAGTAACAGTAGTTGAATCAACAGTTGTGGTTGTACCTAATACTGAAAGGTTACCTGTAATTGTTGCATTTCCACCAACTGAAAGGTTTTGTTGAATAGATGCAGTTGCGATAGTTACTTCATCAGGTAAACCAACTGTTACAGTTCCACCTGAACCTAAAGTTATTGAACCTCCACTTACTTCGATTTCATTATTAGTACCTTGAACAGTTAATCCAGTATTACCTTCTACAGCAGAGTTTGCAGATGAACCATAATCTACGGATAATGCTGTTCCAGCACCACCAGATAAACCATCTCCTGCAACAGAAGAGTTTAATTGTGTTTCTGCAATCCCAGCATCTTTAATTCCTACATTACCACTCGATACACTAAAGTGTGTTGATGAGAATGAAGCAATACCCTTAGCAGATGTTGAAGAATCTTGAACAGAGTAAGTTACAGTATTATCAGTAACTGCTGATGTAACTCCCGTTCCACCTGCAAATGATAAATTATTTACTCCTATTTGTACTACATCATTACCAGTAGAACCACTAATACCAAAGTTTAGTGAACCAGATGTTATAGATGAACCATCAAAATTAATTTTTGTATGTGAAATAGCGGCTGAACCGTTAATATCATCATTTACAATTACACCACTTGTGATTGCTGAAGTTCCGTTTGAAGCGATAGTAATATCACCACTAACATCACCAAATACAGTTGCTGAAGATGATATAATACCACTTCCATCAGTAAATTGAGAAGAACCACTAATTACACCACTTGGTAAATTAGCTAATACGTTTGCAGCATCTGTTACATCTGCTGAAGCTTCAATATTATCTAATTTAGTTTTTAAAGTATTCGTAAAATCATTTGCTGTTTGAGATGCAACTACGAAATCAATATTTCCATTAGCATCATCGTAAGTTACTGTAATTCCTGTCTTAGTACCACCCGTTGCAACAAGTGCTCCAGCAAAATCTTCTACTTCTTCTTGTGTTAATTCATTATCAGTAGTAGAATATCCTAATGCTGTAATTTGAGCCGAACTACTAATTACAGTATCTAAGTTTAATTTAGTTTTTACATTTGCATCGAAGTTTGTAATTGAATCAGCATTTACTTGAGCAGATTCACTTACCAATCCACTTGGTAATTGAGATAAAAGTGAACCACTAAGTACTTCTTCAGCATTTAATTTAGTTTTTACAAGTGCATCCGTATATCCAACTTTACTTGTGTTAGCAGTAATTGCTGATGCTTGACCACCAGTAATAGTTGTAGTATCACCTGCAAGTGCGGTAGTACTACTCGTACCTAGTTGTAGAGTTGTTACCGAACCACCTAGTGAAACTGCATTTCCATCTATTGTTATACTTGAATTTGATAATTGTGAGTTTCCTATACCTGTTACTTGAGCTGATTCACTTACCAATCCACTTGGTAACTGAGCTGAAGATGATATAATACCAGTTCCACCAGTATTTGCAGTTGCTTTAACTTCTACATTTCCACCTTTGTTTAAGATATATAGTTTTTGGTCATCAGTGTCATAAAATGGTACACCATCAACTGATGTATCATAATCTTCTCCTTCTAAATTAGGTACAGTTGTACCTTGTAATATTTTGTTTGCTGGGGTTACATTCGAACCATCAACTCCTACGAATAATATAGAATCTCCGTTAACTGCTGTAATTCCTGATGAACCTGTTACAACAAGTAATTCACCTGCTCGTTTAGTAGCACCAGCTACGGATTCAAGTGAACCTCGTCTATGTTTAATAATTTGTGCCATTATTTTTTTCCTTTTTTTTTGTTTAAATTAATTAACTAAAAACCTTTATTTGTTCAACAGGACATATGCCTAAGTTTTTAAAATTCTACTATATAGTAGTTACCTTTATAAATATTAAAATGTTTTGGAAGTGATTAAATAACCCCACCATCTATTGTTATTTTTTGTACGGCCTCTATAAAATGAGTAGAACCAGTACTTACATTAATACCACTTGAGTTTAAAAGAATACCATTACCTGCAGTTAGTTCAAGTACAACGTTTCCACTTGAAGCTCCACCAGTAATACCTTCATCAGATGTGAATACAGCGGTGATATCACCACCTCCACCTCCACCTCCACCTCCTTCGAGAGAAGATAAATCTATTGATTGAGATACTCTTGTTGAACCATCTATATCTTGGCCAAATAAGGTTAAAGCACTTGTTGAAGAATTAAATGATGCAGATACAAATGAACCACTATCAAAGGAAAACTGAGAGAATGATACTGTATCATTAAATGAAATAGGTGGATTTGCAAGAGATACGTTAGCTCTATATAAAGAAGCACTATCAGATAAATAGATAATCTGACCATCTGAAAAATAATTTGGTGAAGTTGCTGAGGCCTCAGCTGAAGTATATATCTTAAACGCACCTTTAATTCTGTCAATATCAGCTAATACGATATTATCAGTTTGTGCTCCTGAGGATAGTTGTAATTTCGACCCGAAACTTGGCATTATCTATTTTCCTTTTTATTAGTTAAACTCATTATATAAATATACATTTTTACACTCCTCCACTTCCACTTGATGGATTTAATCCTAAATTAAAGTTAGTTGTACTAGATACTTGGTTTGAAGCTCCTACTACATACCAACTAGTGTATCCAAGATGTGATGTTACTAGTGTTATTTCATTAATCTGTGATGATTCAATCGTATTTGTACCATCAATTGTTGTTCCATCAGTTCCAACTTCTAAAACATATTGTCCATTGGTAGAACCACCATATGAATCAGTTGTAGTTGTTGGAATTCCATCCATATCACTTGTAGATGGAAATAGTATAACAAAGTGTCTACCATTTGTTCTACTTATTGTACCACTACTTCCCATACCTCTCAATACATCATGTAAATTAGAACCACTTCCTTCTGCTAATTTTGTTGCAGTTTGTGTACCACCATAAGAATATGTAAACGAACTATCTCCGATTGTATCATCATTTACTATCTTATCCAAGAACCCAATATTATTTGAAGTATATGGTGTTGCAACAGGTGGAGTTGAACTATCTTCACTTGAGATACCAACCGAAGTATTATATGTTGAATTGTTGAATCCAACATCATATACATAAACTTTTCCATAATCAGCTGATGTGGCAACTGTGAAACTTCTACTATTGTAATCTCTACTCTTACCAAAGTTATCAGTTACTCTTACATTATAATTGTAAGTTGCAGCTGATAAATTACCAGATGCTTGTATTCCAACCGAAGAAGAGTTTGCATTTGTGTACACCAATTGTAATGAACTTGCATCCGTACCACTTAGTGATGCTGAGAATGGAGTATCTGATTCTGTATCAGAAATACTCATACTAACCATAGTAGTACCAGTTGTTGCATTATCGGTTTCAAAGTTTGAAGTTTGATTTGTAAATGTAGCAGTTGGTGCTTGATTAGCAAATACGTTTACTGTTACAGTTCCACTTCCAGCGTTACCATATTGGTCTTGGAATCCAATTGTTGAAACAATATCATCACCACTACCAGTAGATGAACCACTAATATCTAACGCTAATGATAATTGTCCACTTGTATTAATTGATATTGCTGGGTTTGATGAAGTCCATGATGAACCTTGTACTGCTTGTGAACCATAGTTTGGTGAATAAGATACACTCATTTGTGATTGGTTACCTGCACCAAATCCACTAGCATCTCTAATTGATTCTCCATTTTCTCCTGATTCTATAATATAAGAAGTTGTATCTCCTCCAAGTGTACCACCATCAGGTGTTGCAATTGCAATTGTTTGATTACTATATGTTGTTGATTTATTGTAGTTATCAGTAACTTTAAGATTGTAAGTTAATGTACCTGCTGATAAATCTTCATTTGCTCTTATATAAACAGAAGATGAATTAGAGTTTTGGTAATCTAAATTAAGTTTAGATGCATCTGTTCCACTTAATGAAGCGGAATATGGTGTATCTGATTCTGTATCTGAAATTCCTACAAGAACTAAGTTTGTATTTGCTGTTGCTAAATTAGCATTTAAGTTTGATGTTTGGTTTGTAAATGTTGCTGTTGGTGCATCATTCTCAATAACATTTACAGTTAACGAATCGGTAGTTGTTGTACCAAATCCATTTGTAAATGTAATTGTTGAATCTATTGTATCACCACTCTGAGTTACTGAACCACTTAAGTTTACATTCAATGATAAACTACCATTTGAGTTTATTGATATTGCTGAGTTAGATGAACTCCATGTACCACTTTGGTTTGAACCATAATCAGCTTGAGTTGAACCATAATCTGTTGTTTTTATAGTTGTACCACTTAATTCAGATTCTTTGATATAAGGCCCTGCTGACCAGTTATCTGTTATGGTTGCTGCTGTATCATCTGAAATAGGTATCGTTACTATAGCAACATTTGAAATTGTTGAGTTAAAGTTATCTCTTACTTGAACTCTATATTGATATTCATTTATTAAATCAGAATTTATTACAACACCAGTTTTTCTTGTTACATTACCACTCGAATCCATTTGGAAAGGATTTTCGTGTGGGTCTGTTAATTGTGAAGTCCCACCATATGAACCACTTACTACATTACTATTATCTAATTCTAATTTATGTAAATCAAATGTTACAAATGAAATACTATCACCTTCGTTATCTGTTGCTGATATCGAACCAACAGATGCTCCATTTGAACTATTTTCATTTATAGATGATAGAGTTTGATTTGAAAGAGTTGGTACTAAGTTATCAGTTACATTTATTGTAATTGGTAAAAATGTTCTCGAATCAGAATCTTCACTACTTTCATAATGTTCATCTGAAGCAGTTATACTAAATGTATATTGTGTTTGTGATTCATAATCTAATGAACTTGTATTTTGTCTAATATCAACATAAGTTGAATATTTTGTAATATCGAAATGGTCATTATCAATTGATGAAGAAGTGATAGTGATTGAATCACCTTCTGCATCTGTGAAGAATACTCTTTTTACTAAAGTATTATTTGTAGAGTTTTCATTTAAGTTAGATGTTACAGAAGTAATAACATTTCCACCAGTTGAACCTTCTCTAAATTTAGGAGCTTCGTTTGGTGTTACAAAGATTGTAATATCTTTTTCAATTGTAGCGTTAAAAGTATCAGTTGCAGTTGCAGTAAATGTATGACCATGTACTCCACCAACTAAATCTGTATTAAACGATGATGATTCTGCTAATGCATTTAAAGTTAATACACCATTAGATGCTACTCTAACTAAATCATCAGAGTATGATGAAGCAGTTCCAAAAGTTAATGATTGTCCTTCGGGGTCTGTTCCTGCAATTGTTACAATTGTTGAACCATTCGAAGTATATTCTTCTATTGTTTGATTACCAGTTGTTATTGTTGGGGTAGTATTTGGGAAAAATACTTTAGTTATAAAATCTTCAACTGAACCACTTGTACCAAAGTTGTTGTTATAAACTCCACTTGGTAAATCTGTATTCGATACTACTCTGTTTCCATTATAAGTTAATTGAGCTGAGCTACTTACTATACCACTCCCATCGGTAATTTGAGATGAACCACTAAATACACCCGTTCCATCTAAAGTTCTTAATACCGAACCACTAACTATATTAGTTCCATCCGTTGAGAATGATTCTGATATAAATCCTAGTGCAGTAATTTGAGATGAACCACTAATTACATTAGTTCCATCTAAGTTTCTTAATACCGAACCACTAATTACACCAGTTCCATCTAAAGTTCTTAATACCGAGCCACTAACTACATCAGTTCCACCTAAACTTGTAAGTACACTTCCACTAACTATATTACTACCATCGGTAACTTGTGATGAACTAGATACTAACCCACTTGGTACATTTGTTAGTTGAGTAAAATCACTTGTTCCACCACCACTACCAAATCCACTTGAAGCGGCTGAAGCTGAAATATAAGAATCAGTAATTATTGAGGTTATTTGTGTTGAACCACTTACTACTCCTGCTGGTAAACCTGTTGATATATCAGTTGATATTACCCAATATCCATCATAATAGATATAAAGATTACCATCATTAGATTTCCACCATAAATCTCCTTGTGATGGAGAACTAGGTGCTGAATCAGAAACAGTTACACTTGCACTACCACCACTTGCTGAAGAAGATATTTCAAAATTATCCCCAACTTGGTTTATTGTAATGTTTGTACCTGCAACTAATGAACCACTAAATATACCCGTTTCATCAAACGTTCTAATTACAGAACCACTTACGATATTACTACCATCTGTGATTTGAGAACTACCACTAACTAATCCACTAGGAAGTTGTGATGTTATAGAACCACTTAAGATTCCACTTCCATCTGTTATTTGAGATGAACCACTAATAGTTCCACTAGGAAGTTGTGA